GCCCAACACAAACTTTATCGCTGACATGAAGGAAGAGGCCGCGTTAATTGAGATCGAGGACCGCGCTATCAACATGGGCATACCGCATACCAAGGTAAGAGATTACCTCAAGGTGTTAGCGACCGAGTGGAATCCAGTCAAACAGTGGATGGAGTCTAGGAAGTGGGACGGCAAGAGCCGGCTACAAGATTTCCTGGACACAATTGGCAGTCCTGAGAACGAGAAGCTCAAGGAGATGCTAATGAAGAAGTGGCTGATAAGCTGTTGTGCGGCAGCTTGTGAAGAGAATGGTGTGGAGCTTGAAGGCATCCTAGTGTTTCAGGGCGCTCAAGGATTAGGTAAGACGCTGTGGTTTAAGCGTCTTGCCAATTACGAAGAGGGCTGGTTGCTTGAAGGAGCCATGCTTAACCCGACAGACAAAGACAGCGTGAAGCGTGCCGTCAGTCACTGGATCGTGGAGCTGGGTGAGATTGAGTCTACCTTTAAGAAGGCGGACATTGATCAATTGAAGGCCTTCATTACCAGTAAGAGTGACGAGCTGCGTCTACCCTACGACCGAGCAAGCACCACCTATCAAAGACGTACCGCATTCTACGCCAGTGTTAACGCCAGAGAATTTCTTACCGATACGTCAGGCAATCGAAGATTCTGGGTGATACCCGTGAAGACGATTAACTTTAACCACGGTATCGATATGCAGCAGTTGTGGGCCGAGGTAAAGGAAACGCTGTATGTGCCTGGGCAAAAGAATTGGTTCCTCACACCGGATGAACGTGAGATGTTGAATGAATCGAATGAGATCTACCGCACGCAGTCCAGCGTCGAGGATCTGATATTGCAGCACGTTAATTTCGATAGTAAGTCAACCAAGCCGGTGCAGATGACTGCGCTACTGCGGGACCTGGGGATCGCAAATCCGCGGATGCCAGACTTTAAAGACGCGAGCCGAGTGCTTGCAGATAATGGAATTGAACCCAGGAGAAGCAATGGCAAAAAGCTTTATGACCTTGATTACGACACACCGGATGAAGATACAACAGGTTCCTCTGGCGTTTACAAAGGATGGGATGACTGATGAAAGAGGTTATCGGTAATGCAACGCTGTATTGCGGCGATAGCAACGAGATATTGTCAGAGATCAGAGATGTCGATGCAGCAGTCACTGATCCACCCTACGGATTGTCATTCATGGGTAAACAATGGGATTACGATGTGCCACAACAAGAACTATGGGAAAAGGTTTATCAATCCATCAAGCAAGGCGGACATCTTCTATCATTCTTTGGCTCACGAACTTATCACAGAGGAGTCATACCCATCGAAGATGCTGGCTTTGAGATCCGCGATCAGTTGATGTGGCTTTATGGCAGTGGCTTTCCCAAGTCGCACAACATAGGAAAAGCGGTGGATAAGTTGCAAGGAAATGAGAGAGAGGTAGTTGCTGCTGTTGATGTAGGTCACGATATGCGTTCAGGTAATTATAAGACAAGTAGTGGCAATCGAATGATCGCTGATATAACTAAAGGCACATCAGAATACGAGGGTTGGGGTACAGCACTCAAGCCAGCCCATGAGCCGATTGTTATGGCTAGAAAACCATTTAAAGGAACTGTGGCAGAGAATGTGTTAGAGCATGGTACAGGTGGGATTAATATAGATGAGTGTCGGGTTGGTGATGAACAAGGCAGATTCCCAGCCAATGTCATGCACGATGGTTCTGAGGAAGTACTGGAGATATTTCCACAGACTAGCAAGAGTAGTGGTGGTCGTTCCTATCAAAACACTAATAAAATGTATGAAGGTGGATGGGGTGGTGGAGAGGGCAACAAGACTGACCCAGGCTTTGGTGACGAAGGCACAGCATCTCGCTACTTCTATTGTGCAAAAGCGAGCAAGAAAGATAGAGATGAGGGCAACAATCACCCAACAGTCAAGCCAAGAGAATTGATGCGCTATCTGTGTCGCCTGGTCACACCGAAAGGTGGGGTTGTGCTTGATCCATTTATGGGCAGTGGCAGCACAGGCAAAGGTGCATTACTGGAAGGATTTAGGTTTGTTGGTATTGAAATGGAGCGAGAGTATTTTGATATTGCTTGTGCCAGATTGGAAGCTGTGCAGAAGAATATGCAAGTGAGTTTGTTTGATGGGAAGGATGACTAAAGGTTGTCTCAGGCTACTGGGGTATTCGGCGCTGTTTGTAAGTTGTGTTGCGGGCCTCATGGCTATATTGCCGGCGGTGCTTTGGTTTTACGCGGGCGCACTGGCCAATGATCTAATGGCTCGGAGTGATAATTGTGATTAAGTTACTGGATAGGGCGGCAGCTAGAGAAGCACTGGCTGATGTAGGCGTCGGCTTCTTCATGGCGTTTCCGGTCGCCCTTGCCGTCCTATCCTTTACCACCTGGATGAACTTTGGAGTGATAACTACGGCCGTCTTTCAGACGCTAGTGTTCACTATCGTGTCGTTGTTGCGAAAGTATTTTGTACGGGTACACTTTAAGAAGATGAACGGTGAATATGAATAAGAGGATCTTCTTGACGGAGTTTACCTGGGACGGGACAGACTACACTGGCCCGAACATTATCGCGGACACTCACGATCAAGCCGAGCTGATTTGTGAAAGCTTGGGCTGTCGAGTGGTGGGCGAGCTGACCGATGTGATAGTGGCGGAGGATGGATATGAGACACTGCATTAAGGTCATGCTGGGTTGTGTCAGCTCTGGCAGAAGAAGGATTGAGGTTGGCTTATGAGCAAATGTATTGATATAGGGTTACCTAACACTGTGCTGTTACCTGTGCTCAAAGCCTTATGTTTACTGGGTTTATACTATATAAGTGTATAGTGTATCTATAAATAAGAATATAATATAAAGGCAACATAACACATAAAAACACCCGTTATAGGGCCTTAATGACTATACTAACTTGGGTAGGTGTACACTTACCCCTTGGAGGGAGATATGAGCGATTATGAATTTATATATAACGACAACATGAGTTACGATGATAACTTTAACAAGTGGTATTATATGAACTGTGCTGAGAGATCTGATTTTAACGAGAGGACATATAACGAAGAAGAAGGTCGATTAGTGTTCGACAGAATGTATAAGAAAAAACGCAGACGATATGGCGGGTAGACCTAAAAAAGAAAAGCCATCACTTGTGTCGGTTCCAGATACCTTTGAGAAGGACGACGAGCATGGGCTGACTGCAATGCAAGCGAGCTTTGTTTGGCATTACACTGAAGGCGCTTGCAGTCAAACTGAAGCAGCTCGCAAAGCTGGATTTGAATTCCCAGCTAACTCAGCCAGCAAGATGCTCAACGGTAAGAACTTTCCTAATGTAACCAAAGCGGTTCGCATTCGCCAGGACGAACTGGCAGAGAAGTATGCGATCACGCCAACAAAGACTGGCACGATGTTGTGGAAGGTAGCGGAGACTGCGTTTGAAAGCGGGCATTACAATGCAGCTGTGTCGGCCATCAAAGAACTTAATCAGCTTGCCGGCTTATCGGTTAACAGATCCCAGAACATTAATATCAATGCCAACCTGGAGACTATGACCAAGGAAGACATCAAGGAGAGATTGTCTAAACTTTTGGGTGCAGAAGTCGAAAGCAAACCCGAACAAGATTTCTAACGAACTTAACCACGTCCTGGCCCCGCCAGCCGGCGGGCGGCCCAGAAATCCAAAAAAATCCAAAAAATCCCGTAAGTCATTGATTTTACAGAACTTTTGGCGTGCCAGCTGTCGCGCAATAATACAAGGGCGCGTGACCTGAGTGTGCAGACCGGTCACCGGCATAAGTTTGCGCACCAGGTACACTGTACACTGACGCCCACAAAACCCTTGTATAATGCGGGCTGTAGCGATAGGGGTCCCTTGGACCTGGTTTTTTCTGAGATCTTGGACATTTTTGTTGACCCGACCCCCCAAGTAATGTGCCGGCCCTATGGCGCGAAGGTTTAAACTAGGTTTACCACATAGAATCACCAAAATTCTGTATGGAAATTCAGCACCTACTTTCGCGCCGGTTAGATGCTATACTTGATAACCATGTCAGCACTAAGTCGCACAAAAGGCGCAACATTTGAAAGAGCCGTAGTAAAAGAGATCAACAATTTCTTCAACAAAGAGGGTATCGATTTCAGTTGCAAGCGCAACCTGGATCAATACCAAACCGCTAACCTTACTGACATTGACATTCCATTTCACTCGATCGAATGCAAGCACTACAAAGAGGGATGGGCTTACAAACCCGAATGGTTGAAACAGACCATTGAGGCCGCGGGTGAAAAAATACCGGTTTTGATTTTTCGGTACAACCGAAAACCCATACAAGTTTGTCTACCAATGTACGCTATAAATCCGGAATGGGAGGTAGACCCCTATTTGAATTGTGTAATTTCTATGGACCAGTGGTTTGAGGTTATGAAGCGTAACTGGGACCTCTATCGTTGCAAATTTAGCTCAACCGTTTAATAATATATTTATGGCCATCCAAAAAAACACACAGAAAAAATTAAAAAAAGTATCCAAGGCCCTAAAAAAAGCGAGCAGTATGCACGCCAAACAAGCAAAAACATTGGATGCGATCAAAATGAAGAAAGGCGGGATTCCTAGTAATGTAAAAAATCCATCCCTTTACTCAAAAGCCAAATCAAAAGCCAAGGCAAAATTTGATGTGTACCCGTCTGCATACGCCAATGCGTATATGGTGAAGGAATACAAGAAAATGGGCGGTACATACAAGGCCGAGGGAGGCGAAATGAAAAAAAATTTAAAACCCGTGCCGGCGGGCAACAAAGGACTGGGTAAGTTGCCGACCAGGGTAAGGAACAAAATGGGCTTTTATGAGAACGGCGGAACCGTAATGGTCCAGGGCAGAGGCTGTGGCGCCATGATGGAAAGTAAGCGCAAGAAGACCAGAGTACCTCGTGGCTAAGACTCAAGGCGGCCTTACTAAGTGGTTCAAGGAAGATTGGGTTGATATAGGATCTCCCAAAAAGGGCGGCGGGTTTAACAAGTGCGGGCGATCAAAACAAAAGGCTGACGCCAAAAGAAAATACCCAAAGTGCGTGCCAGCATCCAAAGCTGCAAGCATGAGCAAATCACAAATCAAATCCGCGGTTACCCGCAAAAGATCTAAGAAACAGGGCGTTGGCGGTAAACCGACTAACGTAAAAACATTTGCAGCTTATGGTGGAGCCGTCATTAAGAACCAAAACTCTGGTTTATACGGTAGAGGCTAATGGCTGAAATCCAAGACGACGGTTACCTGGAGC